GTAACTTTATTATCTTTATTTATAAACCTATTAACACTAAAATATACAAATGATAAAAAGTCATTATCATACCAGTTGAATGGTATTTTTTCATTATGAATTAAATTTCTTAAGGTGTCCGCCTTTTTCCATTCATTATAACTTTCTTCAACATTCATAGTTGTTAAAAATAAATTAATTGTATTTGGGTCAATATCTAAGTTATCACAAAAATCAAATAATTGGCCCCATCTCCTTCCGATGTCACAACCCTCACCTAAACCATCTATGAATATTTTAAATTGAGAATTTGAGTTATTAATTAATCGTTTCATATTTTTAATGTTTTCTGTAGAATTTTCTTGTGAAAAATGGTTATCTACATCAAACAATGACATTACTAAAATATCCCAATCTTTTTCATTATAGATTTGAGAACCATCTGAATCCTCTCTTTGTTGGTAGTGAGTCTTCACATTTAGTCTTGAATCATGATTAAAAAAGATTCTAAATAAATTATCGGTGTATCCATCAAATATTAATACTTTCATGAGACTATCTCTCCAAGTTTTCTTTCAATTCTTTTTAATTCATAATCATTTTGAAAAAAATGATGAACATTATGTAATATATTATCAGTAGCTTTGTGCATTTGTAAAGTAAATTCAGATTGATTCATACTACAAAATCTATTTACTTCAGATGATACATGTTCAAGTCTATCTCTCCAAGAATCAAGTTTATCATAAGATTCATCAAATATATTATCATAAGTTGCATATCCCATTTCTTGTAAATTACTTAACATATTTTTATTACCAATCATTAAAAATGGTAATCCAAAATATAAAGGTCGTAAAGTTTTTTCAGTAAAAAATAAACTATCATCATGATTAGCTTCACTCTCTGAAATAATATCTATATTATAATTCTTATACAATTGATATAGATTTTCTTGTCCAGGAATCTTCCATTGACTATCTCCATAAACATAATTTAAATGAAAAGTTTTATCTATATCTTTATTCATATCTTGTATATCAACTCTTGTATCAATTTGTTTTTCCTGTTGTTCAATAAATCTTTTTATTTTTTTATCGTTAAAATTATATTTATCTACAGGCATACCTGATTGTAACTCTGAATAATCTATATAATCTGTTAACTGATGTTTTTTTATATATGATATAAACTTTTCACGATGTGGTTTTAATGTACCATTCATTGATAAAAATCTTTTAGCTTTTAAATGGTCAGATTCACGAATATTATCAAGGTCGTTTAAGATATTCTTTTTATATTCAAGATACCAAGAGATTTCAAAATTTTCTCTAATACAAATTTCCATAAAAAATGCACTCAACATATTAAGTTTAGGTTTATACTTGTAAAAGTTATTATTATTACAAAAATTATTATATTTTTCTTCTAAAGAAAAGTCACCCATAATTAAAATAACTTTATCCAACTCTATTAATTTTTTATCAAAATAGTTATGTAAGTCTTCAAATAATTGAGTATTTGATACTTCAAATTCATGTGACAAAATAATATAATCAAAAGAATCTACCTCAATGTTTTTATCGGCATAGACATCTTCAAAGGTCATAAAATGTATTTTATAATCTTGCAAGTGATTAATTATTAATTTATCAAAATGATATCCGTTATACATCGTAATCTTGTAAATCTTCTATTAAAGTTGAAATTTTTTCTCTTTGTTGCCAAGACATTTTTTTTGCAACATTATAATTATGTTTTAATTTTGATTGTGTATCAGAACTATAATACCATTCATGGATTTTACTTATAGGTGTTTTTGAAAGTTTTTTAATTTCTACACACGCTCTGTTCCATCTTTGTTTATCATTAATCATATTATCATATGACTCATCAATCAAATCATAAAAAGTTTGAAATCCAAACGATTTTAAAGTTTTTAAATAAAAAGGTGCACCCAAAAGAATAAATGGTTGATGACTTAATATAGGTTTCCACATTTTTTCATCAATAAAATGAAAATGTCCTTTTTCATATTCTGGTAAAGTAATAACACTAAAGTATGAATCATAATGTTTAACATAATTTATATCTGTTGGGTCTAATATTGAATATCTACCCCAGTCTTTATCACCATCTAAAAATATAGGGTTTTTCTTTTTAGTATAAGAATAATAAAATTTTGAATATAGATTATTTGTATCAATAAAATTATATAAAAAATCTCTATGTGGTTTTGGTTCTCTATTTAAAGAAAGAAAGTATTTACTTCTTAAAAAACTTTTACCACTTTCAAGTAATTGTTCGGTAACATTTTCGTCACTATTTTCTATTATATGTGTTAATAAATAATTAAAATTATCATCATTTGGTTGAACTCCAAACTTAGGTATATCTGTTCCAATTGATGGTGTTAAAATATAAATAGGTCTATTATCAACAACATGCATTTTAGTTGGGCCCCAACCCAATGCAGAATCATCAATTATTATTATAATTGGTATTTGTATTTTTTTAAATTTTTCCCATAACTCATCTTTACTTTTATGATATAATTCTGTAAAATGTTCACCATTTAATATTAATATATCACTTTTTTGATATTCAAACTTAAGGTCTGGTATTTCTTTTACTTCATAATCTAACCATTTTGTTATTGTTTTCAATAACTTAGGAAACATATCTCCATTATCTAATATGTAAATCATTTTTGTAACTCCTCATAATATTCTATTGTTTCTGTTAAACCCATTTGTAATGTATATTCTCTTTCAAACCCATATGATTTCATTCTATCTGTATTCATTTGTCTTCTCATATCACCATTTGGTTTTGTCAAATCATACTCTATCTCTGTTCCAAAGTATGTCCCAATCACACTGGCGATATCTGATATTCTAACTTCTTCACCACTACCAAGATTCACTACATCATTTACTTTATTCTGAACCATATGTAACATACCACGAGCTACATCTTTTGAATATATGAAATCTCGTATTGGTGTTCCATCTCCCCAAACATTTATAACATCATCATGATAACCTTTTTTAATCATTGATGCAATCACGGTAGATTCATCACCAAAATTATCAAAAGGGCCGTATATGTTTGCTGGTCTAACAATGGATATATTTTTATAATCGTCTGTAATACTAATAGCCTCACAACTTAACTCTCCCATTCGTTTTATGTATGCAGGGATTTTATCATTTGGACTTGGAACTTTATCCCACACATCATCTTCATTATAAAATTCACTTGGTGGATAAACACCAATTGAACTTGTGTAAAGAAACCAATCTGGTTTCCATTGACCAATTGCCTGTATAACATTGGTATCAAATTGTAACATAGGTAAATAATCGGCAGGTGATTCCTTTACTCTTAATGGTGAACCTTTAATTCCTGCCAAGTGATAAACATGATTATAATCTGCAACGATACTTGCATTAGTTTTAAAGGTCATATCACAAGGTTCATAATCAACATTATCTGGTAAATCTTGTGGAATACTATAACCTATATCTGCAACACAAACTTCATCATAAACTTTAGAACACAACTCAACAAGTTGTCTTCCAACCATTCCTCTACCACCTATTATTAAAGCTTTCATTTTTTCTCCTTTATAATATCATACAAATATTTTGACCACTTTTTATGGTTGTTAGAATTTGGATGGCCATCTTCTGAACTAATATACTCACCTGAATCAAATCTATGTCTTCCACCACAAAAATCTTCCCAACTTAAATCAACAAAATTTTTAAAAGTATTTGGAACCTCTTTCAATATACCTGATGTTGTATCAAATAAAATGTAATCAATATTTCTAACCTCAAAAAATGATTCTAACAAATGTATATCTCTAACAAATTTATCTCTCATTATTTTTTCATTATAAAAATTTTCTACAAAATATTTCCAATGTTTTGCATACTCTAAACCATTATCTTTTACTTCTTTATCAAATAAAGATTTTTCTAAAAAACTCATTGGGTGTCCCTTTTCCCATTTTTTCTTTATATCATCCCAAATATCCCATCTAAAATAACCTGCAAAACCTAATACAAATAAGTGATTCTTTGGATTATTTTCCAAAACATAATCTATGGTTTGTCTAATTACCCAATCATTGGATGCACCACCCTCTGCAATGTTTAGTTCTTCACACTCTAAAAGTTTTGCCAAATGATAACTAAAAACTTCATTTCTTTCAACTCCCATACCTTGAACCCAACTTGCTCCATTTACATAAATTTTATTATACATTCTTTATTACCTCATAAATTTTTTTAAAAAAAATATCATTTGATTCTTTACCTGGATGAGTTTTATTATTTGAATAATCATCATAAGTTAGTCTTATTTTATTATCTAAATGTTTTGAATCTTCAACTGAATATAAAAAATTTGGTATATCTTTTAATAATATTTTTGTAGATTCAATAAAATTTTCACTCATACTTTTTAATTTTTCTTCTCCAATTAAAGTAATTAACTTTTTCCATTTAGAATTCCATGGGCCTCCTGGTTCTTCTATGAAATCAAAACGATGATGATATGTAAAATAAACAATTACACATTTTACATTTTTAATTTTTGGTAATTCTCTTTTCAAAGTATTATAAATATATTCATTTGAACATGACCCTTGAGATAAATTAATTAAATTACAATTCAGCTTTTCTGATAATTTATGTGACCAAGTATCCTCTATATTTAAACCCAATCCAAAAGTAAAACTATCACCAATAACAACTAAATTATTATCATACCATTTATCTGAACCATCGTATCTATATCCATACTCATTGAAAAAATAATCTACATCATGTGAATTATCACCTGCATAATATCTTGTAATTGTGTTTATTGGATGTTCTCTATTACCGATATATTTCATTTATTAAACTCACTTCCAAAAGCAGGTGTATTTTTTATTTCTTCTATTTCTTCATCAGGATTAAACTCATCCAATATACTGCCTTCATATCTCAATCCCTTTGTAAATGATTCCATATTATAACCTACTTCAGAGTTAGGTTTCTTCCAATGTAACCACTTCGCCTGTGGTAGATTAAACATTATATCTCCTTTATCAAAATATTCATAGACTGCCTTAATAACACCTGCATGTATATTAGGTATGATATCACCATTTATATGTTCATATCCATATCCATTAATTGTATCTACTTCTAAATACTTTTTATTAAGTTCACCAACTCTATTTATATGATAATCACCTGAATAGTCATCACCACACATAAATCCATTTACTTTTACTTTTGGATATCCAAGTTCAATATCCTTTTTAACTATAGAATACTCATGTGCACCATCAATATGAAATATATCAATAGAATCGTCTTCAATATCTTTAATTAAATCATTTGAATTACCAACTCTTAAATCAATAACTTTTTTATTTTTAGGTTCTATATTACTCCAAAATAATTTTTTATTTTCTTCAACATGGTCTTCATCATATTTTATATCACTATCATCAGTTACAGATATGTTACCCTTAAACCAATCAATTACAATTAACTCACCATCCCATTGTCTAACCATAGATGCAATCTGATTTGTTTCATGACCATTCCATGCACCAATCTGAACTACTCTGATATTTTCTTTACCAAATAAATTTACTAAAGATGCTGTCCAATAAACACCACTATGTCCTATCATTTTACCCATCCATTTAAAAATTCTAAATGATTATTATATACATTGTGATAAAAATCATTAATAAAATATTCATGGTTGTATACCATGTCTTTTTTATGTTGATAAGTTAATTTATGTAATTCATCTCTTGACATATCGGTTAATCTTTTTATATTATCATAAATCATTTCAATTCTCTTATGTCCATCTTTTTCGTCATCAAATGAATAATCAAACATCTTATCATACAATTTAAATCCAAGTTTTTTTAAAGCTCTAACACTACCTGGTTCTGCAATAGGAATAAATGGTGTACCAAGTGCAAGTGGTCTCCATATTTTTTCTGTAAATACA